GGGGGAGATACCTGGTCCTTTCCCACCTTGAAAGGCAAACATATGATATTTGAAGTTATCCGAGAATTTTTTTGCTTGTTTCTCCTTAACTTTTAGTAAGGCAGCGGTGAAATCACCTTTATCTGTGAAATTTTCACGATGTATAATAGGTTTGAACACCATAATATTGATATTTTTGAGTACAGGAGTTCGATTCATGATAACGGTTGTCTTAAAAGTTGTTCGAATCATATAGGCCGTGTATAATTGACCGTCAATATGCTTCCGAACTTTAATTTCATCAGGAGTAAAATCTTCATCAGATCCCTTATGTCTATCAATATGGTTTTCCCCAGTAGTATTGAGGAAATACTTTTCGAATTCACTGAAATGTTTTCTTAGATCGCCAATATTATTAATTTCGACATTTTTCGTTTTTCCATTACTTTTCTTTGGATTGGAATTAGCGTTCCTTTTTTTGCGAGCTTTGTTCTTAGCACAAATTTCGTTCAAATCCGCTATGAAATTATTATCCGGGTCTTTTACTTGATCAATTGTAAACGATGGCATGAATATTGCGTTTATTATATAAATACAAGATATAATTTTTATACAGACCAAAGAAATGTTTTGTTATTTTTTTCTTATCTCTACATATAAAACACAGTCGAATAATGTCAAATTTAGATTCCGTCGATGTCGAAGATCTTGACGATCTTATGGATGATGACCAAAGAGCAACCGTTAACGACGCTCCAGAAGATATTATGAAACGCACCGTTTACGATGAAGAACGCCATGAACAGAACGTCATGTCGATAGCAGATCAAGATGAAGCTGCCATAGCGACGTTTGGGGAAGATTCCAATGCCTTTAAGTTCTTCAAAAGTTGCCTAAATGATTTTGATAATATCCCGGAAGCTCCAAGATCGGTGCCGCAAGCTACTTCTCGTATTCATCGATCCTCTTCGGGTGTTTCTAACGAATCTTCACCCAAATCACGCACGGATCGAACAAGCAACTCTTCTTCTGAGTTCTCTGAGAATTCTGTATTCAATGCCAGCGCTGCTGCCGCTGCAATGAACTCAAGAGAAACCCGGTCGAAATCGAGGCAATCAGCGGCTGCATCTCCACCAGCAATCCAAACGCCAATCAGATCGTTGTCTGAGAATTCTGTTCTCAATGCCAGCGTTGCTGCCGCTGCAATGAACTCAAGGGAAACCCGGTCGAAATCGAGGCCATCAGCGGCTGCATCTCCACCAGCAATCCAAACGTCAATCAGATCGTCTTCACGGAAAACTTCTCCTCGACCTGAAATTGTTGAACCTGCCAAAACAAATAAGACTCCTACTTCAAAAACACAAAAAGAGTTAAATCGTCTTGGTGCTACCGGAGAAAAAGTTGACGTAAATGCTCCTCGAGCGACGCGTACTAGAAAGCAGTCATAAGCTTCTATACAATGGACATTCAAAATCCCCTGGCCTTGGTGGACAATGTTTCGTTAGGGTAAAAGAAGAATGTGCTTAATTGTTGATGATATTAAGAACGAATGAAAATCATGAATATTCTGATCCTTAACTATCTACTGAAATAAAATCAAAAAAGCATTCAAACTTTTCTACTATTTATAGGAAAGACATCAGTGATGTGGATAATCTAAATTTCCAATCTTGAGTCCATTGGCCACACGCGATAGGGCAACCTGGGAATTGATGACAACTTGTCCGTCTTTCACTTCATAGTTGACTCCAATGTAGCGGTCCATTTTCGTTTCCGTGTCTGGATCCGACAGTTTCAAAGCAACCTTTGCGATGACGTCATCTTGGTGGATTTTGTAAGTGTGAACAAAATGATGTTCGCCAGGTGAGTTCGGTTGGAAGAGATTCGGTTGGACGACAATCTGTAACGACTTGACAGAAAGATTTAGAATGTCAAAATTGATCTCACGTCGACTTTTCTTCGTTATGAGACCAAGAACCAGTTTCGACTTCAGATTTGGAAATGAATCAAATGATTTCCTAATAAGAATATCGTTTGCATACATCAAACGGTAACCACCAACTTCAGAGAGAAACTTTGGTCTAGGTATGGCAGTTATCCACAAAGATTTGCGCGCGCCCTTTGCAGACTTCGAAGCTTTCTTTGTTTCATTCATCTTTTGATACAGAACTTGAAATTGTGAGATTGAATCCAATGCCAAGTCAAAGAATTTATATAAGTTTTCATTTTTCACTCGTCACTTTATTCTTTCCTACTTTTAGTTGATAACGTGTGTATGCCTGCTTTTTTGTGTTTTCCTATAGTGTATTGATTGAAGTGTATTTTGGTGTAAAAATATTCGTAATGTGTTGTTTTCAAACGCAATGATTTTTAGAACTTGTAATGTATACATTTGGTCGATGGAAATTAGACTACTGTAATAAAAAATTGATAAGTCTAATGAAGGCCATTGTGGTCCATTTGGTCAAAATATCATGAACCAACATTTCATCTCGAGAAAAGTTTCGACAGTTTCGACAACGAATGTGACAAAATAAGATGTCAACAGAGAATCGATTTAGAAGACTCGACATAATGTTACGTATACTTTAAGGACCCCCTTAATATACTTGCACATATCTTACGACGACATAGCAAAATGTCATCTTGTGAAAAGATAATTGGCAGTCGATCCATGAGAAAATCCATGTACATTATCGTAAAGACACCGCAATCAATACCGTTAACTTGTCTCGGAACATTCACGGTATTCGATAGTTGCCATTGGTTGGCGTCAAAAGGGCGCTGTAACTCTAAATGTTTATCGCGCATGTAATTTCGCGCAGCTGTTGAATATCGTACAAAGCTGTTTTTATAGTTTCCCAATGAATCATAATATCGTATTTTTTTCTCTTGTACGAAAATGACGAGGAGTGTCCAATGACTCCTTCTAATATTAATGGGACAATAAATGCGATCCATTTCTAAAAGATTGACGTTTTTAGCCCATCGTTTTACATTGCTGTAGTTATATTGCTGTGAAGTACCTGAATCGCACAATTGGATCATAAAATCACTTTTGAAGAAATAGGACTTCCGTCGTCCATGTATACTACTTAGCATATCATCGCGCTCCTGAAGCATTTTTGCGTAAAAGTTAATGATTTCATCATCCAACCAAGTTCCCTGTTTTAACGTGCAAATATTCTTTTTCAGGAGATCTACGTCGAACTTTGATATCATAATCTGTTTTGATGATGCATGTAAATGGGAGGAAGCTTCAATGCAGTTATGGAACGCATCGTTGACTTTTATATTCTCTTCATCTGTCAATGGTTCGAATCTTTGGCGAATAAGACGCATATTTTGTGGAGTATATTGACAAAGATACTGTCTGTAGTCTACCTCGTTTAATACTTCATCGCCATTTGAGAATTTAATGGAACTACTCCATCTAGAGTACATGTCACGCTTTGTTTCCCGCGGAATCTTCATCCCTTTTGTTGATTTTAGAAAAATAATGTAAGGATTTGGTTTAAAACATTTTCGGGTCTTTGAACGAAAACATGTTGGAGCTTCACAGGGGGATCTAGACCGAGTTGACATTTTTATAGTAACATGTAAGATATAAATTTATAAATGATACAAATTTTGTACGAACTTGATTGTCTCGTTGGCTAACCTATTGTATATACTACATCATTAATTAATCTATAGTAGGATACTTGGCATTCAGCAATAATTTGCCTACAGACCTCGACCTCCTCACAATTTCAAGCAAACTTTCGTCGTATGGAATCACACGAAACCGCTGACAGCTCTTCTCCAGAAAAGCGAGTCCTCGAAAAAATATTTTACTACTACCTCTCTGATTCACAATGCAATAGCTTACCATTTTATTTTGTCTGTAATCGAGATTTCGACTCGGTTCGCGTAATCATCCAAATGAAACTTGGACCCGGACGCGAAGATTTTCCAATAAATTCGATGATTAAGGCATGTTTCGGCGGGGCGAAGACAGACGACGGAGACGACTTTACCATGGCGGATTTCATCATGCAGTATTCATCGCAACAACAGAGATTTTTAGCATTCGGAGAAGTTATGAATTACGCAATTTATCAAATGAATCCATCAGTGAAAAAAATTGATTTTTTACTGAATCTTCGAGCTAAGTATGACATCGAAGTGGACTGTAATATTTTTGTTCGAGGCCGACTTCCTCTTCCGAAACAAATTGTTTACAAACTTCTACGAAACGGATACGGAAAGTATGCTCATTCTGTTCTCTTTGACTGTATTAGCCATTTGGATCTTTCTGTGGCCATCGGTGAACCCGAGGACGATCTGGAGAATTTCGAGAGAAGCAAGGGCTTAATCGAGGAATTTGGTATATCCCTTGGAAAGCATGGTCTCGACGCTCTCGAGCACGCTATTTTGGCAAATAATCACCTTATGATCGCTTTTTTGATTGCTCAGGGTGTCAGCATCAACTCTTTAGATGCGCTCAGAATCGCTGTTGAATCTGTTCGAGGATATGATGATAAGCACATCGTCTCATACGATACCATGAAGATGTTACTGGAACATGGTGCCTATACCGAAAAGATTCAAGTCATGTCGCTAGTTCCATATCTCGTTCGCCCCCAGGATGAGTTGAGACTAAGTCTCCTTTTTCAATACGGCGTCCAATTTGACTACAAGGGTCTTCAGGCAAGAGTGACTCCGAGATTGGTGAAGTTTATGCTAAAGAGTGACCATAGAGCTGCCAGGAACCCGGTTTTTATCAGTGAGGTGTTCAATGCTTGTTGCGGGTTTGAGGCTCATATCTGTGGTCTCCGTTGCAGGGAAATTCTAACCATAATGATTGATGCCGGTGCGGATTTCACGAAGTTTGAGCCGATCACCGAGAAGAAATGCTACAAAGACGCTATCGCCCTCCGATTCGGAAAGCTATCAGATTTCACTTCGTCACTCGGAAAAGCTGTGGCCAAGGACGACGAAACGAAGTTCACCAAGCTTATTACCTGTAGCAAAGGTGTGAAACGTAAGCTGAATGATACGCCAAACTGGAATGCGCTTCACGTTGCAGCGGATTATGGGCGCACAGAAATGGCGAGAAAGATGGTTTCCCTCGGAGCCGATACGAATATAGTGACACCTGATGGTCTTACCGCCTTCCATCTCGCCGCGGCCGCTGGACACAGCGAGACATTGCTTGCTTTTACCTCCTCCTAGTCGTTAAAGTAATGAAAATCTGGGTATTTTTGTTTCAGGATGATTTTGATGTTTGCAGGTTTATATTTCTTTCTAGGCCAACAGTGTCATTATTTTTCAGACGGATAAACTCTCCTTGTCCTCTTTTCGTTTGAGAGTTGATACTAGGGGTAAAGAATGCCTCGATATCATCCTCATATAGCTAGTAGCTGAGGAATAATTAGTTTAACTTCGTTTGTGATGCGTCTCATTATAACGAGGTCTACAGGTTTTTCGAGCATTTTCAGGACAATACAATGAGATAAAAGCTCCAAAGGATTTTTTTCGCACTCGGATTTGCAAAAATAGGATTGGATATCGAATTTGACAAATTGAAAAGTCAAATGTGACGACGAGCACTATATTAATTTAAATGCCACGCAAAAAATTGCTGATTTCGTCCAGGATAAATACTCTTGCTTTTGAAGTGCTTAAAGGCATTATGATACTGTTCAAAAGCTTGTCAGGTAGCGCAATGGAAAAGAGCATAAAAAAGTCTGTTGCAAGGAGCAGAATTCTGAGTGATGTTATGCGTGAGACATTGTATGCGGATTGAATAGTATAATAGTATAATGCTTTTTGTAGAGCCGACCTAGCTAGGCCAGAAGAATTAATTATGACGACGCATGGAAGACTATATGTGTATGCCTTCGGTCACCTTTTAGATTTACTAATAGACTACTTGATACTCGACACACATATTTCATCTTACAAAGATTACTGCAGCACAAATGTAGTGAACTGCTTCAGATGCAGAATACGCACATTGCCGGTGAGTTTTTACTTCGTAGAAATGAAAATGAGTGAGAACATAAAGAGTTGGCGTTTCGGATATTAATTTTTCCATGCAGCCGTGAAAGTAGTTCAAAGTGCTTTCGTCAGGAAAATAGACGGTAGAGACAGTTGAAGATCTTTGCTTCGATAAACTTGCATTACGTTTTTGTATTTCTCCTGAAAAAAATGCAAAACTCACACCTAGAAGAATAATGACAGATAAGAGGAATAAAATCAAAATGCCTCGATGTATCATTTGTTAGTATAAGGCCATGTGTGTTGGGTCTTTCTACATTTTATAAAGAGAAAGTATCATTTTTTTCAGTGAAGGCCATGGGTTGAGTTCAATGCCAACAATGTCAACGTGATTCGTAAACGCTCGTTGTTTTCAAAGGATGGAATACTGCCGCCCATGATCGCTCCATGTAATGCCCAGCTTCAGGATTTGAGCTACCACTGACTTCTTCTAACAGTCGTCGATAGAAGTCAATTGGTTTACGAAGAATATCTATTTTCGAAACGGAAAAGATGCCATAATACGTTACATGTTTCACTTGAATATCGCCGAAAAAATGGTCAAACCATTTTCCAAAAGGACGAATATTTGCATGTTGAAGTTGCGATTCAGGATTCATGTTTCGATTGTCTTCATTGGAGGTTATCCACTCATCGAGCTGAAATTGATCGAACGTGTCGCGGAGACTGTCAACTGTACTATCTGATATAAAAACGGCAGAGTTTCTTTCTTCAATAAGCCGCATCATGTGCTTGACCTTTCCGAATTTGTGTGGCATGTCACATGAACCTGGAAGAAATACAGTTATATCTGCCAGGTTATCATAATTCTTGACAATGTGGTACAAATATGTGTGATCGCATTTTCCTACGTTCGGCAAAACAATTGTTTTATCAACTGTCTCCATGTCAAAGCCTTTATTGTAAACTGTTATGAAATAATTGGGGGATCGAAATGGTTCTTCGTGTAACCAAGACAGATTTTCGTTGAATCTCGCGACGACAATTTCGCATTTCTTTTTGTGCTCAAATCCTTCTTTTGGTTCATATGTTCTCGTCAAAAGACATAACAGGACAAAGAGAAGAAGTATTAGCGCGATGAGGAGGGAAAACATATATTTTATCGGTGAGGAAAAAAATGGATAGAGTACATCGATACGTTCTTCACCCTAAATGTTCATACTCTCTCCTATTTGGTGAAAGAGTCCGGCTGTCCAACTTTGTCTGGTTCCTTCGTATAATTTCTCGTCAATTTTGTTGCAAGTTAAGGTTCCTGATTTGCAACGAGCTTCGTACTGACGGTCGATAACGCCACATTCATCAATCTCATCAAGGATCTTTTTAGCACCTTCCTTTGTCACGACATATGCATGTGTACAGAGGTAATCGTAACACCAACCCATGAAAGTGATATCGTCAGATGCATCGGACAATATCTCTTCCATTTTTCCAAGAATGTTTTCGTCGTTTTCATGGTACGCATCGTCTTCAAAAATGACAATCTTGTCTTTGTCGTCGCGTTTCATGAAATTCCGCAAAACAGTAGCATGGGCTAAAGTAATTCCTCTTTCTCCCTTTTTGTGAGTGCGCTGAAGTTCACCAGGACAATGGGAAGTGAAGACAGCTGGCCAACGTTCGAGCGACACCCCTAAGGTCGTCTCCAACTTTTTTATGTTTTCGTCCCTTTTGCCTCCATCGATGACAGCGTACATAATATTTTCAG